ATCAAAATCGAATATGCGGCCAAACTGCAGTACTGCCAATGATGAAGCCTGCGTATCATCGATGGCGCCCAAAACAGCAACTGAGTCAAACGCTGCAATATCACCTTTATGGCCTTTTAAATTCACAATACGCCATTGATCATCCTCTGTGGCTGTTTCAGTCACAATTGCATTCAAAGTCCGGTACGTGCCTTGAATGATGCCAATTGAACACGTTCCACTGTTTACAACTGAGTCAAAGCCTGTAACGGTACGGGATTGGTGCGGTGCCCAATGCTGTTTGAAAATATCAATATTACGCATTAAAAATGCCTCAACTTTTTATACTTGAGGCAATTTTGTCACTTTAGGAATTGAGTCAATTTAAACTGTTCCAATCACTTCAGCATTGGAAACATTTTTATAAAATTAAGCGTCACAATACCAATACCACCTCGATTAGTCGCATCAAGCGGGATACTGCCTGTCTGTAGGGCGACCAGATGCTGAATTTCAAACACTCTTGTTGAATAGCTGTGCTTGTCATAAATATAAATCGTCATACGCATTAAATAGTCTTTGGGTAAAGCCTGAGTACCACCGTCTACCCCATCTGGAAACATAATGGCCTTTATAGCTCTAGCACTATTTAAAATGGCGGCATTTCGAGTCTCAATAAATGGAATCGAAATTTCACCCGAACTATTACCTGTCAAAAAATTCAGCTGAAAACTGCCAATATTAACACTGTCATTTTGAGCATCTAACACAGATAAATCGATGCTTTGACATAGCCAAGGCAATTTATAACTCTCATCTAAAAGAGGTATACGTGTTTCAATAACTTCAGGAACAAAACCATCTTGGCCATTTTCAAAAGCACTAAACCGTCCAGCTTCCTGATGTGTTAAATCATAAGTATTAATTAAACTTATTTCAGTCTTTGCAATGATCCCATTTGGATCAAATGCTTCCAGTTTTACACCAAAATGTAGGGTTGATAAGGTGCTTAAAGCATAAAGTTTACTGTATTCTACTTTTGCTTGATCAACTGACATGCCTGACCACATTCCAGTGAAGGTCTCTGCACTTGCTTGAAGCGAAATTGTACTGAGTTGAGCTGATCCATTTTCCCAAGGATTATATTTAGCCACGGCTTACTCAACCTCTCTTTCTCTAGTGGATGCAATATCAGCTGCAACACGCTTAGCATCGTCATAATTAAACCCCGCATCTTTTTCTAAAAGATACTGCATGGTTTCTTCACTCAAATTTGATTCTTTCAATGAATTAATCACCTGAATTTTTAACAATGAAGTATTCATTTGTGTCTGTTTATTGCTGTTTTCTTCAGTCACAGCAGCTGATTGGCTACTGGAGAATTCAACCTGCCAAGGGTAATCCAACGGATCAAACTGTTCATTGTATGCATAGCCCCAATCCAGATGCATGATGTCATTGACGAATTGAGTTGCTGACTGTCTGATCCACATAGAACGGCGCATGACTTGGCTTGAATAGGTCAAGGTCGCAGCTCCATCGCCAAGACCACCTGAAAGCATATCTGCCCAACCCACTAAGGATGGATCAAGACCAAAACCGCCCATTAGCAAACGGACATTAATCATGAAAGTTTCAATATTAATGGGTGAATTGCGCTGGCCTTTAATGTCACCGACGGGGTTTAGAATTTGTTTTTCATCCCATGTGGGCAATACGTGATATTTGGTATTCCAAATGCCTTCGCCACCTTCCAACGCATTTTTCACAAACTTCTCATGATCTTGCAGCATCCCCTCCAATCCGCGCTTATATGCTTCACGTTGCGCTTCTGGCATACCTGCCATATTTAAGGATAAAAACATCTGATTGACTGCATCTGCGACTTGCTGGCTATTCATAGTGGTTAAAGACAGCATCACATCGTCATAGGCTTTCTCAATTGCAAACAAGAATGAACCGCCCACCATGGCAGGCAGAATCGGCAAATCGTCGGGTTCATCTCCCTCCAGCATTTGCACAATCAGACCCGTTTCCACTAAATCAAATTGAGGCACATTGACAATACGGGGCATCTTTAGCCGAACCATTTGCATTGAACTCAGTTTGGTAATGGTTTTGGTCCAGTTTTTAGGATTCAAGGCAAAGAAAGCGACCGTTTTACTTCCCTGCTCAAATGCCTGCAGTAGAGGCGGATGGGTAAATTCATTACAAAGCATATCTGTAACGCCTTTACTTTTTTTACCATAGATCCGCGCATAAGCATCACCGAAAGAAATGCCATCAGAACAGATCTTAGTGATGTATCTATTGATCAATGTTTCCATCGGCTTGATACGTTTTTGTAGCTTATCCAGTTGCGCTTTGGTAGATGTACCTTTTTCACCGCGCAGGCGCTCAGCTGGTGTAATGAAAATTTGCTGGCCATTATGGGTATCACCACCTAATGCAGCGGTGACATGAATCCCAATACCTTCAGCTACTGGCGAAAAACGAAGCATTTGCTCCCATTTCGTATAAATTTCTTTGCGGGTTCGTTTACGGTTCTGTGGAGTAGAATTGGTGCCAAGTGAAAATGGCGCAAATGAATCGTACATCTGCACCATGGTTTCTTGGTTATCATTTGCCAGCTGTTGAGGAATGCTGTTGGCACTCGGTCCAAGCAATAACGAAAGGATATCTGAAGCAGCCATACCGAAGCCATGATTCTAAAATTAGTATCGATTCTGGCTGAACCAAGCCTGCTTAAAAATATTCAGTTCCATTCGGATTGTCTGGAATGTCCAGTTTGTCTGGTATATCAATACAGATGCTAGGGAACTGAATATTTAAAATACTTAAAACAGCTTTTACAAAGCTGACAATTTTCTCCATAACAGCCATCATCATGGCCTGCATGTACATTTGCATTGCTTCACGCAGCTCAAATGCTAAGCAGCTAAAATCAGGGTAAAAGGGTGAAGGGAATTTCATTGCTGGAAGCTGCGGAAACTGGATCATTTCAAATATGGCATTTATATCCATTTTTAGCACCTGCATGGCATGCTGAATGGCTTCAAACTCATTTGTAAAAGCATCCAGAACCTGCCCTGCAAGCGCTTCAGCCTTGGCCTTGACCGTCTGCATAATCATGGTCTGTAGTTCTTTTAAAGTCGGCAGCTTGGGCAAGGTTAAAGCGGCATTGATCTTAAGCTTACTCAGCACCTGATCAATCAGACCTTTCACCAGCTCAATTAAGCCGGCACCGCTGAAATTATAAATCGCTTTGATCATTGCATTGATTTCAAATGACGGGATGCTCAAGCCAAAATAAATGGGTAAAGGTAAAAATGCTGATAATGCATCTAAAAATGCTTGGCCATGCTGCTTCAATGTGTCTTTGACCCGTTGCCTGAGAACATTTGCATCCATTTCCATCAATTCAATAATACTGATATTTAGGAATGGAATTTTAGGCAGCAAATCCGCCAAGCTTTGCCCCAGCAGGCTGGCCATTGGCCGAATCATCGCCATCAGCGTTTTGACTGATAGCCTGCTCTGCCAATACTGGATCATTTGCGAGATTTCATTCGAGTATTGGCTGATATCAATATAGATTGGAATAGGTAGGCCAATCAGGGGAATTAGATTTTTAAGCTTGGAAAAATCAGGTTTTAAATGCTTAATTTGGTCAAAAAGTTCTTGATATGACGGTGGTGGAAATGAAATGCAGAATTGAGCCATAGCACTACATTCCGTTCATACTGATCTGAGGTGCTGAAATGCTGACTTTCGCCTCTGACGTCAGATTGATCTGTACCGCGCCATGAATATTGACGGTTTCACTCCCTTCAACGTCAATCACTTTGGCTTTGGCTGTAATCTTGCTTCGTGCCAGTAATTCAATATTTTCTTGACGTATACGGCGTGTATCTATGACTGCGTTTTCTCCATGACTGCTGAAGAAAGCAATCACTGGGCGAGACTCTTCGCCATTTTCAAAGAAAACATACACATCTTCCCCAGTTAGAATTTCTCGCTCAGTATCCTTGTCACTGTCACCAACAGGGTATGCAAATGTAGCGGTCAAGCCTTCACTTGCCCCATCCGTCATTCCGTGGATATGCACTTTAGCCGTCCGGCCTTTGGCGTGATAGCTTAGAATCTTGGCCCGCTTGAATCCCATTAGCATCACTCTTCTTCCTCACCCTGCTCTGAAATACGCAACACTTGCACACTAGGTACACCTGTATCCAGACAGTCCTGCACGGCGATGTAGTCTGGGTTCTTGGGATCATATCCAAGTTGACCACGAATATTACCCTGATGGATTTCCATCGGTGCATCCACGCGGCCGCGCTTGAAACGGCCCAAGATCGCTGCACCTGTCAAGCCATCCGCGATTTGCTCTTCTGTACGGTCAATAATGTCTTGTCGTTGGATGCCAACGGCTTCACCTAAAATCTTTGTCGTATTCATAAATTTGCCAACCATAGTTTTGTTGTAGATCCGACATTGCCTCCAACCGCACCTGTTTCAACATGATGGGCAGCAGTCAAAATCACATATTTAGTTTGACTAATTTCTACAACTGAACCCGCCATGAGTTCCATATTCAGCGGACGTTGTATTGTTCCGCGTGGAATGAGTACTTTTTCCATATTTTTCAGCTGACGGGCATCAAGACCGGCTCTTTGAATAACGGCTTGCCCCGCTGTTGTGGTGTCATCGCCAATCACCGTTGAACCGTCCTGCTCAATGGACACATAAGACGATTTCTGATGTTTGGTTTTCTGTTCACTGTTCAGCCAATGCACTTCACTGGGATCAAGCTTTAAAACTGCATCCTGTTTAAACAGTGCATCCAGTTTCATTGCACAGATCTTATTATCCTTAAAGCAGATAACCGCCGCTTCTTGCTGCAGATACAGTGCCAATCTTGCCGTAGGTAAACGACCTTTTAGTCATGCCGATGAGCTGAACGCCGACTGGTTTAGCGGCA